CTCAGCTTTGAACTTAGGATAACCCTTCATTGGTTGTACCTCCTTTAACGTTATTTTTTAATTTATTTATAAATAAATTAAAGCAGTAAGCTTTATTCATATGTTTATTCTAAAGCCATGATCTTGATAGTGAGTTATTTGAACTCAAACCCGAAGATATCGTCAACTTCAGCCTTCATATAAGCCTCTAATTTAGCGGTTTCTTTCTCTAAAAATTTGCGTTCATTCTTAACCCACTTTAGGCATTCTTCCATTTGCTTAATAATCTTATCCCAGTCTTCTTTTGTATAACCACCAGATTCAATTCCAGTAAGAGTACCAAAAGGACCAAATAAACCATAATTAATGCCGGCTCTATTTGCTTGGGCAAGTGTTTTCTGCGTATCATTTTTATATTCTTTATGGGGAGTTTTAGATTCTGCTTTGGCTCTTTCTATACACTTCTCATATTCTTTCTGGTAAGTATCCAAATACGTCAGTCTTCTTTTCCCGTGCTGCATTCTATAAGATTGCTTTAGATAATTCATTGTAGGAGCAGTCCTGTATATGTATGATGGCTCATTAAGCATAATTATTCACCTCCATATGCTTCTTCATTCAAATCGGCAGATTCCATCATTATCTTTTCCAATGGCGAGCTTGTATTTGACTTAACAGTCATAGCAGCAGCAATAGCCTCATCAGCATTTTCTGATGTTATAGCTGTATATGGAGAAGTATATTTAGGGACCTGAAGAATTGATATTGCTTTGTAATCTGTCATATTTTTCATTTCTGAGAATCTAAATGGTTTAGATAAATCAGCCTTAGATCTACACAACTCAGATATTAGTAAGCCAATAATCTGAGGTGATATCTTATAACTAAACCCATTTAATTCTGCATTTTGCAAGATGTATTCATGAAGCTCGTCGTAAGGTATAGTCTCTGGCAAGTTAGCCCTCATAAGTAATGTAGTAAATTTCTCTACATTATCTATATCCTTAGGAACTCTTGTAGAACATATTAATTCATCACCATCTTTGAAATGTAAGAATCTATATGCAGCTGGTTCTGAAGTGCCCTGTAAATGAAACTTTGGTTCTTTTGTAATGGACGACGGTTTGCATTGAATCATTGTAGGGCATTTAAATGGTTTTAATGCAAGCTGTTTACCATTCTTATCATATAAGCCATATGAGAATACTCCCATAACATTTATTACCTCACCAATTGTTTCAGCAGCGCTAATATTAAAATACTTCTCAGGAACGTAATAAATGGCTTCACCTTCACCGGTGAAAACAACCTTATCTCCGTCTTTCTTGTAGAACATAATTTAGACCTCCTTTCAAATAAGATATTAATTAAAAGTTCAATATAACAAAAATCACCCTCTACGGATTTACCGTAGAGGGATAATCTTTATAAATCTTCACTTGTTATTTGATCAGCATAAATGCTTGTATTGCTAAGTTCTGTAAGTTTTAGATTAATCTCATCCATCTTCTCAGAAGCCTCAACACAGCAATCGCATCCGTTAGATTCAAGCTCATTAAGAATCTCTTCAAGCCTTTCAAGGATTGAATATTTCTTAACAGAATCGTCCTCAGATGGTGCTACATAGTCTTCATCATCTTCAAGGCATTCGATTCCTCTGATAGTTGCTATGTAGATCTTTCTCTTATCAGAAACACCCTTTGTAGAACAATCAATACCGATGAATCCCTGAGTAGCAGAATCTGAATATTCTCCTACATATTTGGTACATTCTTCAGGAATGCTAGAGCTTAAGAATCTAAGATAGCCATCTGCTACTTTCATTCCTTGCTCTGTTACATAAGTAATAGCATAGCGCTTACCAACTTCAAGCGTATAAGATTGATCATATTCCTCACTGGTTCCATACAGATAAACTTTAAGAGTCTTAACCATCATGGTTTCTACGTTGATTATATTTGGAACGTTTCCTCTTATTATATTGCCATCGCTATTTGTATCATCGGTTGTATATTCCGAACCATCATCGAATACCCTTTCAGCACTTAATCCTCTGAATCTGCCAGTTTTACAAGCATGATGCTTTGTATGATTGTAGTAAGGAACTTCCTGTTCGTAGAACGTATGTCCGTACTGATATGCACCTCTTGGTATAAAAGGTCCTTCCATGGTAACATTACCTCCTTTATAAAAGATTATTTATCTTATCTAATGCTTTAGCAATGTTACCAAAAATTGTATTATATCTTTCTGACTCTGGATCTGAAGAGAATTTGAAATCGTAGATATTATCAACGGTTCTGTATACATAAGCCAAATTGCTAAGATTTTCTTCCCCTTCAAGCTGCAGATTTGTTGTCGTCTTAACGATAATTGAGACGAATTTCTCAATTACATCCATATCATATTCAGGTAGACGAGCTTTAATAATCTCAGGTAACTCTCCAATATCAGGAATTTTGATTTCAGTAACATTTACTCTTTTGTTAAAGTAATAAACATCATTCCTTAATCTTTTTCCTCCATGATATTTGTTGAGCCTCTTAGTATTAAGAGTATCGATATAGTCTAACTGGCGCTGATAAGTCATGGATTCGGCAAAAGCATTCTTAATAGCAAGAATTCTATCTGCTCTTTCTGGATCTTCCTGACGAATCTTATCAATATCATTGAAGATATCTTCGATTGCATCGCTATAAATAAGATCATATTCTTTATTCATGCCTTTAATGGTTTCATCCATTTCTGTAGTAAATTCATCCACAGCCTTATTAAGCTTAGCGTCATTAATAAAGCTATTGATCAAGAATTCAGCAGCAGAATTCTTAGAGATTTTATGACCCATAGCATCAGGACTTGTTCTTAATCCATCTGCAATTTTCTGCATATCAGATGGTAATCTGTTATAAAGGAACGCATGGTCAACCTTACCAGCCTTATAATCATAAATAAGATTAAGAAGTTTAACTGCATCCTCATCACCAATATTGTAAGGAGCAAATGCTTCAAGATAATCAGCTTTTTCCTCATTAACCTGAGTATTATCTACTCCTGTAACACTAACGTCTGTAATGTTGCTCATAGGTTCAACACCAGCATATTCTGTATTTTCTGTTTCTTCCTGCGCAGCCTTCAATCTTTCAGCGTCTTTGTTATCTTTTTCTAATTCGTTATACACCATCCCCACCTGTTCTGGTGTGATCTTCGTATCATTGTTTTCAGTAGCAGCCATAATTACTGTTCCTCCTTAATTGATTTCTTCTTTCTTACCAACTGGAATCCAAATATGTTATGGATTATCATTTCTTTAGTATCAGGATATGTACCATCAGCCATAGCTATCTTAGATTTTACATTATCTCCGATCATAAGCATTCCAGCAAATAATTCATCTCCAATAAGATTTTTATTATTAAGAAGCATCTTTCCATGGATTGATGCTCTATTTACGTTTACCATTATATACCCTTCTTCAATATTATACTCGTAAACGAATCCTAAGATTTGATCTATAGGAATAGACCCAGATTCAAAATCAGGATTACCAACAATCATCGGACAAGATTTATCTTTAAGCATCTTCTGTAATGTTTCAGCTTTACTATAAGCATCAAGAAGAGTCTTCTTAGTATAGAAGTATCCGTTGGGAGATGTATAAACATCATTCTCATCTCTAGTGATGAACATCGGCACCTTAATTTGTTCATAATCTTTTTCACCTGCATACATAGCGCTCTCAACAAGAACTTCTTTCTTGATAAATAAAGTAAATACCTGAATGCCTTTAATATCTAATCTCTTTACAGTTCCAACGTCTTCATAAGAACCAAAGAAACCGATATCTGCAATAGCATCTCCATCAGTTAATGCTTTACCATATTCTACAAGTAATCTATATGTAGGAATATTAGGATTAGTTTCTACCTCAATATAATTACCCTCTTTATCATATTTAAGCACCCTACCAATTATAGGGCTATTCATTACAATATTAGCAAGTTCAGTATTTAGGTAAGGAACCATATCCTGAGATGCTATAAGAGGAATCTTCTCCTCTAATTTGGCATTATTAAGTAATTCTACAGCGATATTGAATTGCTCTTCTTCAATAAAACTTCTTCCATTATCGAAAGTATGCTTACCAAATAAGAATTTCTTAGGCTCTACAGGAATTCTAATCTTTTTACTTTTCATATTATTCCTCTCTATTCTTCTTCATTCATATTTATGATTGTATTTATATCTGCTGTAGATACGTTACCAACCAATCTTTGTAATGCTAATTTGATATTAGTAATAACTATAGGAGCAATCTCGGGATTATTAATTGTACTACAATAATAATCTTTAAAGAAATTACCTTTATCAGCAAAAGCATTATCGAGAAACATTGTAAGCTGCTGATCTCTATAAGTGCTCTGGAAGATATTAAGAAGAGTAACATCCATCTCACTGATATATTTAATAACGCTATTCATATTGGAACTTATTGTAACGTATTTCTGATCAGCATATACAAGCTTACCGTAATTAGAAGAGCTATCTCTGCTCTTCTTAATACCGTCTGTAGTCAGCATATTATACAATGAATCTTTGTTATTAACAATAAATGCCACGAAGAAGTTTGTCATGATATCATTTCTCCTACTTACAAGAAATTCATATAAATAAGATGCTGCTGTAAATACATCAATCGTATCATCAACAGTGTTGAATGTAAGATTATAAGCGTTTGTAAGAATATCAATGATCTGCCTATAAACTTGCTCTCTGATATTTCTTATATTCTGACTATCCCCTGGGTAAGTCTGATTCATGATTTTGAAATTCTCTTCGAAAGCCTGTACGATATTTGGCTCTGGTAATTGGTTAGCGTAGTTTACTCTCTGTAATTTATCATTGATAATTGAAAAAATATAATTGGAATCAAAATGAGCAATGACTTCAGAGAAGTCATATTCATTACCAATTAAATAGGGCTGGAAATTTTCTATCATAATTTTTATTCCTTCCTTTCTTTATAAGTTTATCTATCTGTTTTTGCGCGATTATAAACTAAAAATCATAGGAGAGGGCTTTTGACCCTCTCCTTAAAGACTTTAGAAATTGAAATGATCATAGTAACTGTAGTCTTCTCCCTCTATATATCCACGATAAGCTTCAGGAACAGCTCCAACATTCTGGAATGGTTGATCACTATCGTAATAATCACTGAGGGTATTAGTTGATTGATTATAGAAACCAATAAATACTGTATCAGGTACAGAAAACTCTGTCTGATCTCCAACAAAATTGGTTATAGGTACATTATCAGGAATATTGTATTTCTGTCTATATGCCCTTTCTCCTAAAGGAGTATTTACAAGGGATTCAAATCTTGCTTTCTCTTCTGCTCTACGATTATCAATAAAGTCTTGCATCTGAATTCCGCCAGCTTTAATAGCTGCATTAAGATCTCTTTCTATCTCATTATTGAGCTCTGACTGAGTATTGAAATGCTCTACGATTTCTACTGTATCATCATCATAGTAATTGATCTCTTCATCTACATCTTCATCTGTTCGTATAGAAGTCTTCCGAATTCCATATCTTTCAGCAAGATTGATTCCTTCATACCATACATAAAGAGCCATAAGCATAGAGAATACCTGATCATCATGGGTAGAAGCTGAGTGCTCTACTTTACCATTTCTCTTAATCTCCATTCCAAGTAACTCATTGTAAATGATTGGAGATATTATCTTGTCTTTATGCATTTCTACACGTTCTATCAAGATATCAATAAGTAGCTTTCTGATATCTCTGGTTGAATTGAGACCGTATTCTTTTATTCTAACCTGATGCTTGTAAGCATGAACACCATCTTGTCTCTCTTCTACCACTTTATCTTTAATCTCATAATAGAGATTTCTCTTTAATCCCATTTTAAGAAGCTTAGATATAACTGTACTACCGTAACCATTTGTGTTTAGATATATACGCAACTATATACCCCATGGTTGATTCCATGCATCCCCGTTACAGGGAATGATCAGACTATACGTACATCCTTAGAATACCTAAGGAGCTGGATTTTTCTTCCGCCATTAGCTTGCGGTTTTACATTAAGGCTTTCGCCGCCCACGCAATGGGCCAGTCGTTAGACGTAATATTAAATTATTGCACAATACGAACCATATTTCTATATATTTTCTTTCCTGTCCTGTCGATCATGTAGCCAGCATATGGACCAAATGCTATTTTTCTACCATTACCGACCATATTCTTTAAACTTATTTCTTCATAACCTATCAAATCGGAAACTTCTGATCTTCCATTACAAATTATTCTATCTCCATCGTCATTATATACTTCGTAAATATTGACTATTTTTATTGATTTTGCTGGAGAGGATTTTCTATCTTCTTTAAAAGCCTGAGATACATTGTCTGATTGAGTTCCCCATTTTAAATTGGAAACGTGATTATTAAGTTTATCGTTATCTTTATGCATAACTACTGGTAGATTATCTGGATTTGGAATGAATGTTTTAGCCACTAATCTATGTATTGATTCATTCTTCCTATGCCCATCCTCAGAATCTTCTAATGCTGTTCTTAAATATCCAGAGTTACTTACAGCAGTTCTCATAGCATGACCGTTTTCATTTATTACAATTCCAGATTCATTTATTTTATATTTCCCATTATATCCTGGTATTTCTTTCATCATGGTTTTATTCCCTCCTTAAATTTTTGATAGAGCAAAATGGTTCTATTGTATTATTTAAGAAGTTAATATTATTGTGCGTTATTAATATTTTCGTAACTGCACGTTGGCTTGTTAATAGTAGCTGCAGGATTTAACCATACTACCATCCTTATATCTTTTTTCTGCTTTCGCCGCATTCACGCTTACCTTTTGAGTTACGTTGTAGCGATATAAGGCTCTTGACCAATGAGTCGCAGTTTTAACACAGGAGAACTAACAGCTTCCGCTATTAGCTGTGGTATTTAAACCGTATTCTTTATATTACTTTATACGGCTTTATTTCTCACCGTTCCTTTCCACATTTACCACCGCGTTCGGCATCCAATTCTTTACAATGAATTCAATACATCTCGCTAGGTCTAATGTAGAAATGTAGTTACAGTTCAAGCATCCTAGAACTTTGGTTGTTAAAGAGTCTATAACAGTGATTGTTGAGCTATCCTGTTTATAACCGCCAGCAACGTCGACACCGATGATAGCAGGATAAGTTCTTGTATCGGCCTGCAAGTAAGTTTCAAATCTATACTTACCAAGCAAATATACTTCAGATATTGGCTGTCTAAGCAATCCAGAAATTGTATCAAGATCTTCTTCTCTAAATGGAGAATTCTCAACTCCGGTAGCCCACTCAAGAAGAATCTCACGTCTGATATCAGGCCATGAATTCTTAAGCAGTCTACATACTTCCTGGAACCACTCCTCAGAACATCCAAGTTGCTGATATGTATAACGAATATATACATAATCAGAATTGTTATTAGCGTTAATAATCTCCATAAGCTGTAGATATGATTTATCATACCAGCTTTCAGAGAATGGAGTTGCAGCCTCTTTCATAGCATAAGCTTCTTTTCCTTCAGGAGTTGTCATAAATCCTGGAGTGGTAGTTATTGTAATACCATAAGGAGCGTGATTGTTTTTTGCTATAGAAGAAGCAGTCTTATACGCCGGTGCGCCATTCATATAAATAATATCATTAAATGGCAAGAAAGCGTACTCATCATACCACATCAAAACGAGAGTTTTCATTTTCTTCACATGAGTCGTTAATTCATGCAGTTCTCTTATGAACTTCTTCGGTTTTTCTCCGAATGTTGAGACTATATCACCATCTTATAAAGATGAAGTTCTTTTTCGATTTAAAGGATTCTCACCTACTCACTTGAGCCCTACTTCTATTGCCGGATTTCACGGCCCTAACGGGAATAGTCGTTGAATACTAATTATATTAGTATGCTGATTGCACATTGTAAAAGTTTTTAGGACCTAGGCATCACTCTAGGCTTTTATTTCACCATGAACCATCTCTGTACTTTGTTTCTATCTTTCGATTCTTGTATAATACAAGCTCCAGAGCCTTAGCGCTTCCCAGCTTAAAAGAACTTTGCTAGACACCATATCACTATGATGAATGGGCAAAAATCTACCCCTGAGTAATGATGCTGCTTTTGCTTTATTTGTAGCAGAAGCAAATGTTTTGATAGTATTGTTGTTATAAGGATTTACTACTTCCGTTGTAT